AGGCGGAGGAGTGCCAGGTTCATTGGAATTTTATTCGCAGCGCCGATATTGCACCGCACACATCCGGCCTTTTGAGCTATATGGTTATATGGATTTTGCTTGAATACCCTACAGCAACGATTGCATATAATCTGCACGGGCGTATCTACGTTTTTAAAGGCGCCTACTACCAAAGTATAGTCGTACAATTTTCCATTCAGCTGCCGTGCTGCTGATATAAATTTATCCTCCCGAAACTGTCTGGATAACTGAAACGTCGTCGTTCCCGTCGCCCTTTTATTTCCCCGCATCGTCATCAATTACTTGTTCTACTCGTCTTCGGAGACATCATCTACCTGAGCAGTAATTGGTTTTGGCGCCGCAATCTTGCGCGATATGTAATCGGCCATAACAGCGTCAAGTATTCCGTCCTTATTTTCCTCGTAGTGCTTTTTAAACATCTTCTTCTTAGTTCCATCTAGAAATTCATAGACGTAGCTATTGCCTTCTTTACTGAGCAGGCCGCGGGACTCAAATAAGTCAAACAATCCTGTGTATTTGCTCATGCCGCCGTAATACGGAATTTTAATCTGAGCTGTTTCAAATGGCTTCGCATACCGTGTCTTCATAATCTTTACGGCCGCCCGGATACCATTTACTGTTTTAGTCTTATTTCCGTCTTCGTCTTCCTTTAACTTCAACTTCTTCATCGCCACAACAATGCTACTCGCATAAATCGCGCCCTGGCCGCCTGTAATCACATCGTCCGGGTTGAACATATCCTGAGATGCATATGTATGTGCCGTGCATAATATGCCAATTTCTACATGCGAAATTTTATTCACCAAGTTCTTGACTAGTGCCTTAAGCGCCTTCGGAACCCGACCCATATCTCCCTTCAGCTCGCCACGGCTGAATTGGTCGACGTCAGTTTGACTCAAAAGCATTGAAAGACTGTCAATTACAACTAAAATCTTCTGCTGCTGGTCCTCGGGCTGTTCCTTGTACTGTTTGATAAAGGCATCTAATGTTGAGGCGACATCATCAATCATGCACATACTCAACTTCAGAAGCTTATCATCGGATGTATCTACACCGAGACCATGCAACCACACCTCGTCTAGTGCATTTTCTGTATCAATTAAAATAACGAAAATTCCCTGATCCTGAGCAGCTTTCACAACCGTCCCGGAACAAACATAAGACTTGGCGGCGCCAGATTCTCCAGCAAACATTGTTACCTTTGATAAGGGCACACCCTTGAAAAAATCGCCGCTAATCAAATAGTTTAGCGTATAAGAACCGGTATCAATCCAGGTCTTAGGATCACGAAATCCCGCGCTAATTCCAGGAATACTTTTGGTAAGGCTTTTGCGGAACTTGGCCGCATCAAATGGACGTACTGACATATCTACCCTCTATTTTGGTTATATGACATAACGAATATTGGAGCGAGATGTCTCGCTCCAATATTATTTCGTATATGGCTTACTTGTTGCGGTTGCGGATTTTGGCTAGAATATCTTCTGCCTTTGAACTGCCAGCAGATTTCGAAGCAGCCTCAGTTACAGTCGAAGTGATTGGTGCAGATGCCTTCACGTGGTCTGTATGCTGTGGTGCTGCCTGCTCGGTCTTGTTACCAGGCTGCTCGGTCTTGTTTCCAGCCGGTACGTCGACATTATATGGCTTGAAATACGCACCCCATCTATCCAAATCATAAGCCTGGCCGGCGATACTGGCTTCGAACATCTCAACCATTGCCTTGAGCTCAACTTCTGTTGGCTTCTTCGGCAAGAATGTCGAAAGGTCGAATAGACCGTGCTTCTCGATTGCATCACGTTCGTCCTGTGTTAGCGGCGATTCCTTACGTGCCCACTTGCTGGACGTGTAATCGGCATATGCACCCTTAGCGGTCTTGGAAATGATGAAATCCAACCCCCTGGTGTAATCGGTTGGCATCTCTTCCATTTCAGGGTCCATAAGAGCGGACTTAATGAGCGTGAAAATTTGCGGATTAATAACGAAGCGACGGATTGGATTCTCGCGTTCCTTACTGGCGTCTTCACCAATTGGATTCTCGCGAACGAATCCAGACATCAAATAGGACTTCTTGCTCCAATACTTCGATGCCGTGTCCTTAAGAGAAACATCGTTCCACATCGGTCGGACCTGTGCTAGAATCGGGCAAGCCTCACCCCACATCTGAATGCACGGTACTTTAATTGTTAACTTCTTACTGTCAATTTGACCCTTGATTCCTGGGAACTCCAGGTTAATCAGGAGTCGTTCCTGCCAAAAGAAATCGTTCTTAGTGTTGCCGTCCGGAACGAACCGGACTCGAGCAGAGCTATTCTCCGCAATGTTCCAATGCGGATATACTCCGTTCTCTGCAAAATTACCTGTTGCTCTTTTATCGGATGCTGCTAGACGTGCGCGGATTTCTGCTAGTGTGGCCATTTTTGTTTCTCCATAATTGTTTTCCCATAATTGGAATCCATAATTGTTTGCTATAATTGAGTTGCTAAGTATCCCAATGATTGGGTAGCTAGTAATATCACTTACTATTTCTACTTACTCATTGATTATACATATCTATTTATGCCTAGGTCAAGACAAATCTAGACAAAATTGTCTAGCTAGAGTTTCTTCTTATCCATTCTGATGAATGACTCAATGATTGAATTGTTGCCATTATCCTTGCCACACCCAACAAACTTCTTCGCCAAAGTCTTTGACTTACTCTTCGGGTCACCACCTAGAATTGGTCCGGGTGACGATACTTTGTCTTTTGCTCGCAATACGTTTGGTTCACTGAACGACTTGTTAGAACCCAATAATGACTTACCTTCTTTAACCGGACCCAAGTCACGAGCAGCCGGAATGCCGCTTTCGATTTCATCATCGTCGATATCCAAGTCGTCTGCATCACTGTGTTCAGCTGCGTTGGCCCCTAAGTCTAAATCATCTAGCCAGACCAATGGAGTTTCGTGATCATGTGGATCGACTGTAAATTTACTATCGAATACCTCACCAGTTAGCGGATTAACTCTCTTCGCATCGCCCAGAAAATCATCTGCTTGCCTATCTTCTTCGTCATCTAACTCGTCGATATCATCTGCATCAGCATCAGCATCTATATCTGCATCGATGTCTTCATTGTCATCAGAATCGTCACTAGTGATGTCATCATCTATGCTGTCACCGGATAGTGCGCTGAAATTACTTGCATCATTATACTCGTCATCAGTGATTGCTTCAGAGGCAATCTCTCGCTTCTGGCTGTAATCTAGCTCATCCCATAGCTTCTTGGTCGCACCTTCTGGCCAGAATGTGTCGATCGCCATTGATTTTGCCTCATCGTTCGATACCTTGCCGTCGTTCGCAGCCATTGCATCTGGTGCGATACCTTCCCAATGGTCTCTTAGCGCGTCAATTAAACTCTGCTTCGAATCGTCGTCTATGTTGATATCTTCCTTTAGTTTCTTTGACTTGCGAGCCGCATCTTCATTCAGCTTAATTGGCTTCCAACTAATGCACGATGCCTTCTTCATATGCTCGCCATCATGCGTTTCGTTTGGAACTTCACATGTGCCTAGAATGTTGCCTTGTTTTGTTTTCTTATATATCGAACGGTCTGCGGCGCCGCTCTCCGGGGCTTTGCAAATTCCCCATTCAGTTAATTTCTTCGCACCCTTTATTTTCCCGTACTTAATGTTCGCCCACGCATTCGACCAAGCGCCAAGCTCTGTTTTGGCGGAGCCAATAACTTCAGGATGCGGCGGGCGGAGGGCCGATAGAACATTATACTCCCCCGCGGAATTCATTGTTACATATGGTTCGGGCACATAGTGACTGCAATGCTGTTCATCGGTAAATCCGGAGGTATCAACGTCTTCAGTCAACTCATCATCCGTCTCATCTAATACTTCTTCTGTATCCTTGTCGATAAGTAACGGTCCCCCGGTGAATTTAGGGCGCCTTACGGCTTTACCGTCTAATTGCACTGTTACTGTTATTCCATCTTCAAACACGCCTTCGAAGTTCTTTTCGCAATGGTCGGTGCAATGTTCGCCACCACATACCTCGCAAACGCATTGACATTTTCCATTAATACATTTGGTCTTACATGTCTTACATCGTCTTTTTGTAACTGGGTTCGACATTCGGTCAACTGCATCTGCGTTGTGGATATTGAATGGCTCTCCGATGTTTTCCTTCATGGCCTTCTTTCCACCGTCTTTCTTCCCGGCCTTCTTCAGAGCCGTCTTCGTCACTTTCTTCACGGCCTTCTTGATCGTCTTTTCTAGATCCTGGTCGGTCATACTACCATCGACTTTTCCTTTATTAACTAGCGACTCTGCCCAGTTTCCAAATATGTTAAATTCTTTTAACTTTGCCATGTGACTTACACGTCCTTAAAGTTTTTTATTGATGAAGTTTCCGGCCCAACTACTAAAATCCTCTGTCTCTTGCAGCTTTCGTTTGTTATATGCTCGCCAAACATAGGGCAATGCGCTTGAAATCGACTCACTAATCTCGTCTAATGGTTCGAGTCCCGGGGGTGCCACATCATCAATATCATTTGCTAGACCCGGTGACTGCGATGCCTTGTGCTTTATATATCCGCCCTGGGAATTTAAATGGCTCAAGGTCTTCTTAATCTCTGTATAGCGGTCCTTGACTGACTGGAGAATTTCTTGCATTCTAGGGTCTTCAACCTGAACGTTCCGCATCTTACGGAAGAATGAACGTAACTCACCCAATTCGTCAACATAGTGGCAAATCGTATTACCGAACTCGTCGTATGGTGTTCCGCCATTGCTGACGTGGCGTGCCATCGCACGGGCGGCCTTCAAACTCGTAAATGGCATCAAAAACCGTTCGCCACGAGTATTGGCTAAGTATATCTTCTCAATTTTTCGTGAACGAGCGCCCGGAATCTTCGGGTCTATCTTATCACTGTGTTTAATGATTAGCCGAAGTCTGTCTAGTGGTTGAACACTCGTACGGACAGATCCACCGATCTCGCCAAATTGGCTTTCGAACATTGGATTGATATCTTTGGCTCGCAATTGCCCGCGATTAATGTCCTTAACTGAGAAACCGAGCATGTTACTCTTGGCGAACAAGCGTAAATCGCCTAGAAACTTCTGAAACTCTGCGAGTTCCTCGCTGGGAGCGCTGGCAATATCCTTACCAAAATAAATCTTAACACTGTTCGAGCTGTCTTCATCATCAAGTAAACTGACCACGACGTTTCCTAAGGTCTTTCCCTTCTTCGTTTTGAACTCGAACGAGAATACCTTCATCTTCGCGCCTTCGGTCGTTGGTTGGCCGCTGCCGTCTGTACTCTGACTCAGGATGAAGCGGGATTTTAGGAAATCAAATACCGATTTACTTACGTTTTCTTCGGGAACTGGCACAGTCACACTCCATACTTCGTACTATTATTTATCCTTAACCCACAACAAACGGAAGGGGAACGTAATTCTCAGTTTCTCGCTCCATCATTGCTTCAAACAGGCCAGTATGATAGTTTTTCAAAATATCGGCCATGCGGACAATAGATAGCGCCGCCAACACCAAATCATCTGTTTCGCCAGCCTTTGCTTTAAAAGTAACTCCAACGGCCACAAAAGCCTTTAACTCACTGACTAAATTCTTGCTTTTGATCTTGATCCTACCATTCTCAACTAGATTCTTGAGCTTGCTACAAGCTGATATCTTCTTTCCATGCGTTGTATTGATGCCCTTGCGATACCGTTTCCCGGCGCCCAATTTTCCAGGTTCGCTTAAGAAAATACCCGGGATGCTCTCTTCGCCTCGGTTCTGAATTGCATCTAGAGCCGCTTCGCCGATTGTATTGTTCTCAACCGTGTAATAGATGTTATTAGGGTCTCCGGAAGCTTCAACTAGATACTTGGTTATCTCAGCCATGATACCAACCTGTTGTTGAATTGGTGTCTTGTTATGCTGCCATTCAGCTATCTGCGTTAGTTCAGGACCTTCGAATACTTGAATGGCTGCCGGGTCATAGCCGGTGCCCAAACTAGGATCTAGTGCCACTAGATACAGGGTTCCTTGTTTCGGTTTATCGTACCATCTCACTGTCCCTTGCCGTTCGACTGGATCGATTCCCTTCAGGTCTCTAAGTGTCAAACCATTAATTAGAGTTTCATCAGCAATTACAAATTCCCCGCAGTGCTCACGTAAGAACATCTCGTCGCCGAGATCTGCACGTTGTTTCGCGGCCCATGCTGCATCACGATCAGGGTGTCTATCCCAAATAATTTTAAGGGCCTTGAACCCATTCTTTCCCAAGACAGTTGGGTTCCCATAATCATCTATGCAATTTAAGGCGCCTTTCCAAAGCTCAGCGAATTGATCCTCATCGGAATTCGGCGTGCTGGTCACAATCACGCGGCCACCCGTGCTCAATGTGGGGCTAATAGACGTCCAGAAATCCTTAGCTATATTATTAGGAACATGAGAAAATTCATCCAAATAAAGCAGGCTGATACTAAGACCTCGCCCGCTGTTAGCAGTGGTGGTCTGTGATAAAATGCGACTTCCATTTTCAAATGTGATACTACCTTTGTTATAATCAACTGCGCCGGCCTTCAACCAAGTTGGGCATGCTTCATACGCGAATCGAATTCGCTGCATAATTTCTTGAGCACCAATATACTTATGTGCCAAAACAAGAATCGTTTGATCAGTCTTGAACATAGCCGTCCAGAGTAAGACGCCGGCGGCGGTTGTCGTTTTTCCAACCTGTCGTCCCGCACATAAAATTCCAGAATTATAGTTTTGAAATAAATCGATTATTTCATACTGATATGCATAGGGACGATAAAGAATTTGGCCAAGGATGGGATGCTGAATATAGTAATAATTCTCAAGAAAGTATAACATACCAGTATTAGGGTCAGCGCACTTTCTGAACTCTTCTACCTGATCTTGTGTATAACTATTGGTTTGATACGGTTTCTTGATAAGTTCAGCAATTGGCGCATTTGTCATATAATTACTTATCTTTTCAAATCGGCCAAATTCGATTTCCTATTAGGGATATTAATCACATTAGGGCGTTTGAGAATTTCTTAATTCTTCTAGTGCATCCTCGAGCTGCTGCTTGAGTTCGGGATCTCGGTCATAACGTAACTGCGAACGTAGGTTTGCAATTCGCGTCTCTAGTTCACTCGTCTTATTCTTAACTTTTGCCTCACTGATTACCGAACAATAATTTCGAATAGTCTCCGTAATTCCTTCATCAGTGACCTTCAGAATCTTCGTCTTGCCCTTCTTGTGGACTCCGGAATTGTGATTGACTGGACTTGCTTTATGAGTTCCTTCTAGCTCTTCACTTTTAGAATTACCCAGTGAATGCGGCGTGAAGCCACACAATTTAGAGGCCATGTCAATGATTTTTTGATCTGCATCGGAATAGGCTGAGCTAAATGGATGCTCGCCGATTGGCCCATATGGGCTTACTTTCGGAGCTTCATTATCCGGTGGCATTCCAGCCATAGTCAATCCAAACCGATAATGCCCATACGCATCCATCGTCGGATAGTATTTCGCATTTGGTATTACCGCTGAATGTTCTGGATGAATTTTACCAGTCCCGTCTTCTTTACCCATTAGTCAACCTTAGGCAATCTTGCCGAAATGCTTTTGATATTGCGCCTTAACGATTCCCTTCATGGCAGACTGAATACCAACCGCACGGAATTTTCCACCAAGCTCTTTGGCCTCGTGCATGCTCTTAATGATTAGCGAATCGAGCTCGTCCGTAAAAGTAACTAGAAACTCATGCTTTGCAATCTCTTCCTCAGGTGGGGCGGGAGGAGTCAACGCCGTCGGTGCCGGCCCTGGCAATGCGTCAGCTATTAGATTATAATCCGCGGCCTCCTCTTCAGGAGTCCAATCGTCCGGGGCCTCATCAAAATTTGCCTCGCGAATGTAAGCCCGCAATGATTTCTTGAGCTTAACTGGCTGCTCAGCAGACTCTGCAACTAGTGGTTTTGCTGCCGGCGTGCCATTGTCAACTACGTTCATTAAGTCTCTAATTGTACTCATTATATTAACCCTCTTCCTCATCTGTACCATCACGCAATTCCTTAATGGTAGTAGAAATCGTCGTATCATATCGCGCATCGTATTCGTCACTTCCCAAAGCTACTTTGATGTGGGCGAGCCAATATGAATGCGCTCGATTATAGATCATTGCCGGTACAGCTCGCCGTAAAATGCGACCAGCCTGTTCAATCAGCTCCAACATCTGCTCACGTGTCTCTTCTAATTCACGAGCGATTTCTAGATTCGTGTCAACGGCCGCATTGCGGAATGGCTCATTGCGCTCTGCTGCTTCAATGATTGCCCTATGTTTATGAATATCTGAAAACTGCATTATTTTCCTTCCGTTAAAGCATTGAACTTTGCACGGAGCTTACTTTCAGTTGCCTTAATGGCATTGTTTGCAATCGTCATTGGATTATCACCAGGATATTCCTTCTTGAACTGCTTGTGCGGGCCATGTAAGTCGTTACCCATATTTACCTGGGCATCGATAGAAAGCGTCTGTTCGTTTGGCTCATTTGCCCATGGTTCAGACTCTTCTTCCTTCGTTGTTTTCGGCGTCTTACTAGCATCTTCTGTTAGTTCAACCTCTGGCGCCATGCCGGCTAACTTAAGCATACGGAGCAACTCAGCCGCTTTCGCACCTGATGCATTTACATTTACTGAGGTCTTATTGGTTGTGCTATCGTAATTGGTGTTAAAGCTCAACGTATCAACATCCGGTTCACATGATGGTGTCGGTGATGCTGAACCATAGCAATCTTCTCCCATCACTTCATGGCTTAAACCTTCCGGATTATTGTGTCTGGAGGCAGCTTTACAGGCGGCGTCGTCTTTGAAATTTGCATGCGTCAAGCGTGAACTATTAGGATCCTTTCTTAGATCATGCCCGCAATTCGCACATTTTTCGACGCGACCGGTGACATTTGGTCGGTCTGGAACCCCGCCATTTCCGAAAGCAAGATTCTTCATGCGACCTAGAACGCCTTCGAACATCTCGTCATCAGTTGACTCTTTGATACTGCCGAACTTGTCCTTCTGCTTGGCGCGGATTGCAAAGGTTAGCTCATGCTCCTTGGTCTTTAACGCTTCTGTCTTGTTTGGATTCTTCTTCAACTTGGCCAATTCTGCTTTGAGGGCCGCAAGAGTTTTGCCCTTGAACATTCCCTTCTTACTTTTCGGTGTATTCATCGTTGTATCCCATGCTTCAGTCATCTGCCCACGTGCCTTCTTCGCTAAATCAGCCTCAAAGTGGCTGTGAATCCATTGGTATGGGTCACCAGTGCGGGCCTTCATTGTGCCGTACGGCATTTCACCGGACTCACAGTAATATTCGTATAGGTCATCATATAGAGCCTGGTCATCCGCGATATCACCACCATTGACAAAGTTTCGAACTGCCTCAGTGTGCTCGCCACAAATCTGTTTGAAACTCTTCGACTCAGGAACTACTTTCTTCGTTGAGCCAGCTGATTCGTTCAAGATATTCAATGTTTTCTCGATTCCTTCTCGAATACTGCCTTCTTTCATTGGATTCTCCCTACGTAAAATTGTTGGTTTCTTAACTTTTTTCGGCGACTTACCTCGGCCATATGTCGGACAATCGAATGAATCGTGACCATATGAATCGCATCGGTCACAGAATGGGGCGTCGATATCTTGGTCCCATTCATCTTCACGCACGGTCTTTTTTTCACCCTTCTTCCTTTTCAGAGTATCCATATTCGTATCCCGCGCTTCACTCATTTCAGTATTAGAAGAAAATAATGGACTTTTCTCAATTTTTATCTTTAAAAGTTTTCTAGCAATACCATACACTTCGTTTTCTCTCTTGTAATTAAATGGTACTGAATACCAACCAAAAGATCCATAATCTTTACTAATATCTTTTCCTGAAACTTTTGCTCTTACAAATGCACTTTTTATTGCAGAAACAGTCATATCGCGCAAACTATCAATTTGCTTATTATTGAATCCCGCCCGCTTTAGTCGTTCAATAGTATGGGCTGCATTATATTTTGGGTGACCTTCCGTATCCTCTGGACCAAAAAGCCAATCTAAACTAATAATATTATCGAGCTGTTCTTTCCAACCTTTTGCTTTATTATTTCCCCATACTGTTTTTACTATGTCGTTTGAGGCTCCCTCATTTAGAATACTCAAAGTTCGTTCGATTCCTTCTTTAACGCTTCTCTCTTCCATTAAAGCCTTGCCATTTAGAAATTGCTTTCCGGCTGCCAGCATAGCGATTGGCGAAAGTTCAGCGGCTTCTGAGCCAGCCGTCACTGACGCTGCGGCATTAGTTGCGCCGATTCCCTCTTCTTCATCATCAAGCGGCTTTTCTGAAGTATTCTCACCGCCATTTTCTTCATTATCATTCTCTTCAGGCTGAGTATCTGAAACTAATGCGTTATAACCACTTGGCGTTACATACGGTTCCTCGCCAGGAGCAAATTCTTCATACAAGTTGTCATCATCGTCCATTTCAGGTTCAACTGGCTCATGCTCAGGAAAATATTTCGAAATCTGAGCAGTGTCAGTGACTTTCTGTAAATTACCTAGGCGAACAAACCAACCGCGCCCATCTTTATCAGCGGCCCAGCATTTCCTATCATCACACTGACTAGCCATGAATACTTCACCAGTATCACCATCATGAACTACGTCGCGAATATAATCGCCATTTTGAATTTCGGTGTCCTCATCATCATACTCGTCTTCTTTAATCATCGAAACCTTCCTATTATTTTCAACTAGCTTGACCTGAACTGTCCAGTCACCTGGCTCTCGAAACCTGTCTTTTAATGCAACTGCTTCTTGATTTGCTTCTACTGACGTATCAAATGTTGTTGCTTCGTCGGGATTACTGGTCAAGCTTATAAGACCACCGCCGGCCCTAACGACTAGATATTTAATTCCCTTTCCCCTATGATTCCTAGCAACTACTCTGCAATTTGATTCTGTCAGGCAACACGATGGGCATTTCTTGAACCCAGTATCATTACACTCTGGGCAATTATCCCATGAAGATTTTTTATCTGAGCATTTGCATGGCAACTTTTTCTTCCCACCACACTGCTTACATTCAATATTTTCAGACAATTTTTTAACTCCTGACCCACCGCAGTCGTCACATGTTTGATCTTGCGCACCATGGCAACCACGGCATTTTGAATCCTCACAATGACCGCCACAATGATCACAAACATGAAATCCTCGACCGCGGCATCGTGAGCACCGGCCTTCTCCATTCGTCTCTGGTAAGCGGTCTTCTGATTCGCTCAACTTCATTTTTCTGACTCCCCACATATGAATGAGCTGTTCGGCGGCCTCTTCGGAAGACTCATAGCCCATACTCTTATAATAAAATTCGGCAACTTGTCTTGCAGCATCTTCTAAAATTTCTGGTGTGATTTCTTGGCTTGGAAAATTTTTTGTAATATAGTCGCGCATATTGTTTAATGCAATCGACATATCACTCGAACCCCAATCTTCTCGAACGTCTTGCTTCTTTGAAAAATATTCTTCTAAGAATGCGGCAAGTGACTCTACGGAACTACCAGTCTTATAGCATTTGAATTTATTCGGATTGTCAGAGTATTCTTCGTCACTGACTGGCGCAAAATATTTCCATTCCGGACCGACGATTTGAAAATTTCCTTCAGTCGCAGACATTGGAAAATTACTTGGCCACCAACAATCTAATTTCTGGTCATATAAGAAATGATACGCTTCGAGTATTGCGTCGTACCTCGCGGGGGCATCAATGCCTGGCGGTCGTCCACCGCGAATTAATGTATCGAGAATACTTCGCATGCTGTCCATAGCTATACCTACTTAAAGAAGCTCTTAATTTCTGGAAGCTTGTTCTTTGTACTTCCAACCGGTGACTTTGTTCCTTGCGGGAAGTCATTGGTGGTCTCAGGGTCTTTCGGCGCGCCCTTAACACTAACTTTTCCAGTTAGACTGTTCTTGACCAGCTTCTTATTGTACTCTGTTCCATACATACTGTCAGTCTTTACATCATTGCCTTCCAAATCCTTCATCATAAGCGGACGCTCATCAGCCATGTTCTTCTGAATGTTGTCCTCTTCGGTGGTCATACTTTCATCCCAGTCGGTACTGATTACAGCAACTTGCTCAATAGCAAGTCCGAGCTGACTGAGACAATTACGAACCATCTCGACAGATGCTGGGTAATCTAGCACAACATCAATCGCATATGTCTCCGGCGCTGATAGTGTCGGAAAGTCACGATCAGCCTTCTTAATGGGCAGGCTACGGGCCTTGCTGGCACTGACAAGTTCGAAACGGCCGAGAGCCGATTCAATACGGTCTTCCCACGCACTGTCTGGCTTGAAGGACAGCTTGATAGTCAACTTGTACTGCTTCTTCGATTCTGCCAAATATTCTCTAAAAGTCTTCATTATTCTGAACTCCGCATACATTATTATTTATCAAATTCGTCGCTTTCCTGCGAACTAACTCTTCTGCTTATCCACCGCGTCTTTATTGTCTTTAATCATTCTATCCAGCAAGGCATTACGGTCAATATTAACTGCTTCTCCCAGAATTGCATTGGCTGGATTATCATTTGCGATCCTTGTATTCTGGTCTACCCTCAATTTCTTGATTTGTAACTCAACCATTTTCAACTTCTTCTCAATCTTATTCTTTCTCGCTGTAACAGCGTGACCTAGATACGTCGCGGCGGCCGTGCTGATTTCAGCCACGTCTTTAGCATCAACATTAAACGCCATTTCATGTAGGTCCTTGAATGCCTGAATCGCCAGAACAGCTAGTTCATCTAGTTCTGTCTCACTTGTCTCCAGACCACGAACCAATGGTAAAGCCGCGTCAATCTTGTCAAGTTCATCAAGAATGGACGGTGTCATAAGCTCTGCCAATGGCTTCTTATCGTAGACAATCTCATTATCTGGATTGGGTCCCAAATCAAATGCATTTTCAATTACTTTACTTGTTTTTGCCATTATTTCTTCCCTTTGCCAGCACCGAATAATTCGACTTCAGTGACTACTCGGAATCCGATATTGTTCTTCTCACAGTACGCCACAGCAGCCGTCCATTTCGCTGTGTTCCGCGCAACAATTAGTTTATTTCTGGAACTATTAACTTGCTTCGCACCGGTCTCTTTGAGTGGCTTAATCTCAATGATTTCAGCCTTCTTTACTTTATCTTTGGTTTCGTAGATGATGAAGAAATCTGGAATATAGTTCTTCGTCTTTCCGGTCAATGGGCATGTATATGGAATATAAATTGACTCACTTGCCCACTGCTTGATACCTGGGTGGTTGTCGAAGAACGCCATAGCAGTTTTTTCCCAACCACTTCTATAGCGAATAGAACCTTTACCTACATATTTCTCAGGATGGGCCGGGACGTAAAATCCCTGTCTGTACTTTGCCATATAGATATTTACCTTTTTGGCAAAACTTCAACAACTATGGCTGTATCTCTCGGGCAACAAAATATGGGGTTCCACGACCACCAGCAACTCCAATTAAAGCATTCTTTGCGCGGACCGTATTCATATATGTGGCTAGATATAGGTCCTGGTCAAACGTATTGCCCTGGGCTTGAACTCTTTGAACAAATTGAATTGGACTAATTCCCAATCCTTGCGCAATCATTGTATATGTTTCAACCAATGCATCAACTATGACTGGATCCGATGCCCGCGCCAACGCAAATGCACGGATATAATCATAGACATTTGCATTTTGAATCGTATTGGTATATGTCATTGGATTCTGTATTTGTGTGACGCCATTGGCGTTATTAACTATAAATGATACCATTTCTTATCCTTAAAGCGTTCTGCCGCTAGTGAATAATGAGGTTTGCTGCTGCGATATTGGTATGGATTCATTCGGTGCAGTACCTAGATTGGATAGCGAGATGCCTCCCGGTGCCCCAGGCACTGAAATCGTTTGTCCATAATGCGCGCCGGTGTTCAATGATTGCGTGAGAATCTGGCCCACTGATGCGCCACTACTAATTGTAGACACAAGGTTCTTTGCTTGTTGCGCCTGTGCAATCGTCGCCGTAATCGCATTAAGGTCAGAAACCAACCTACCCGGCGGTTTAATGCTGCCACGTGGGCTCGGTGTCGGATCGAATTTATTGGAATCAATTATAGCTGTCCAGCTTGCCAGGTCATTTACATATCCACGGTTATACAGCACCGTCTCAAACTCAACATCCATGGTGTTTGTCGCCGAATCACCATTAGAATAATCCATCAGATTATCATGAGCAAAACTCGTAATAATTGGATTGACCAGAACGAATTCATCGTAGTGGGCACCGGCCTGTGTCGAAGCACCCAAAGATACGTCGCCAACTCGGGTGAATTGATAAATTCTAATTGCATTAAAGAATGGTTGATTTCTACCGAACGCCGCTTGTCCGGCAATTTGTGTGTCTAATCCAAATCGATTATTGAAGTCATCGGTCGCACTATAAATTGAACTTGCTGCATTGTTGCTACTCTGCCATTCGTGCGGTATAGGCAAGCCTTGCGACTCGCCTATGACTGGTTTAATATAGCTTGGATCACCATTCATATATTGATAGTAGCCATACCAGAATGAACTCACCGCACTCAGGGAATCGTCATGAAACGTGATAGAAACCGGATCATATATAATTTTTGTGACGTTCAGGCTTCGACGATTATATTGATTTTTATTTTCAACTTTAAATTTGAACCCTGGCAACTTGACTGTCTTCACGTAAGTTCCGAGTACCGTATTAAATGTGGCATCCCATCGAATATTCCCACTATTAACCAACGGCCCTAGCGCAGTAGAAACAACAGAGGACGCCGCTCGATTCACATCAAAATACACATGGAACCAGCGTTTGGTCTTAGGCATGAATAGTTGCTGATTTGACGAGAATATATTGCTGGCATGCTGATAATCCCGAACATTAATCTGTGGATTCGGCTTGCCAAGAATTCCGCCTAGAATCGAGTTAAGCCCGGCATTAAGAATCTGATTATCGGCAACGTTATTCACGGCGCCGCTAATTGTTTGGTTTGTCCCGCCGAATAGTGCGCCGCCGGTGAATGCTGATGCCATAAAATACCTCACATGTATTTATATCATAAAGATAGCTGGATTTTAACCCAGCTATTTCTATAATTTAATGATGTTAGTGAATGCCTTAACCAGTTGCAATGGAACCAGCAGTACGGAGAATTGCGCTTCCAATTCCAGTACCAAGCGGTATCTGTAATGCGTTGTCAAATTGAATAACAAGTGAAATCACCAATGGATCAGAAATTGCGTAGTCGTGGTCGCCATATGCCGAGCTAGTAATCCAGCAACCGTACATTTGCCACTGCTCAAGAACCACCGGATCAGCAGTTCCATTGCCACCGTCTAACACATCTAGATTGGTCTGGAATTTATAGTCGATACCACTTGCAGCCGAGGCCTGTTCGAAGAAATCGAACGTCTTCTGCACTTGTCCACCGATTAGCTTGGACACATTACCTTGAGCATCGTCGCGAATATCGATCTTAATCGTCTCCCATGTATACTTGCCAGCGTAGTAAATCTTCGAGTTATAAACTTCGAGAGTCTTCGAGTCAAACTTAACAGACGGCCGGCCACATTTGATAACCTGCTTCGTCAGCTCAGTAGTCTGACCACCAGCACCGAAATTAAGGAAACTCACACGGAAACGATACTGAAGCTTCGGCATGAGAAGGCCTTGACTCGATGCACTCTGTCCTGTGTTGCCTAGCGGCACTGTAAAATTAAGTAAACTTCCAGTTGTCATGTGTGTAACTCTCCTACTATCTTTTCATCTACACAATTATTTATCAAAAATTCCAGAAAATTTTGAACCCTTTTCATCAGTATTTATTGCCGGACGAAATACGCTGGCCCAGAAAACCAAACTTCTCTAGTACAGCGGCCCAGCTCTTTTGGCAAGTCTCGTTGCTGTATTAGCTGGAATCCATTTCTAACTGGATCGAATACATATCGCAAATAATCAGTTAAAGACGCAAAATCCTCCGGGGGCGGTGAGCTGCCGGCGGCGTACCGGGCCCGGTTATGAAACAGCCTATTAATCGCCACAATGAGTGCGTTGGTCAAATGGTCACCATTCTGATTATCAGCGCGTGTATCTTTTTTCCACTGAGCATCTATAAGCGCCAGTGTTTTCTTTATTGAGTCAGCTGTTTCCACAGTAGAAATACCATATAATTCTTCTATAGAATCAAAAATCGCTGCTGTTCGTTCCGGTGTAACGACAGCGAATGAGTCCCACATGTCAGCTGCTGGGCAAACCGCAATCATTGGGCTACCAACCGGAAATACTTCATAAACATCACCATACGAATGACTATCGTAAGGGGAAGAGGAACAGACAAAGCTTCTTGCCCTATCTGGATATGCCGCCCATTCTGGTAAAATCTGCCCCAATAGTAAGATATAATGATTACTCGTATTTGCGGCGTGCCGGACTGATTTCGAACTATCGCCATATAGATATGGCGCATGGCCGCTGTTGCCTAGGCCACGAT